AAACTTATCAATTAAGAGGTCATGAAAATGGGTTACGGCTACGATTATCCAGCAGCAATTATTATTACCGATACGTCTGCCCATACAGGCAGATTTGGTAAGGTGCATTGTTTAACAGATGCTAGTGCTACTTTTGTTGCAGAAAACATAACTGAGAACGGATCAGCCACAGTTGCTGGCATCACAATGAAAGCTTCCTCTGAAGTTTGTGGTGTTATCACAAGTATTACTTTGGCTAGTGGTCAGGTTATAGCTTATTACTTATGAGTCTTGCTAAAGCACTAAAAAAAGCTGCTAGTGCTTCCCTTAAGAAGCTTGGCGGTGATGTGACTATCAGAAGGGTAACAGCAGGGGCATATAACACCACTACTGGAGCTATAACAGAATCTACATCTGATACAACTATCAAAGGTGCTTTAAGCAATGTTTCAAGAAATCAGGTAAATGATTTGATTGAGTCACAAGATAAGTTGCTTACTATTTCTGCTGGAGATATAACATTTGTTCCTACTACAAAAGACAGAGTTGTTATAAGCAGCGTAGAATTTAAAATTATTCAAGTTGAAACGAATGAACAAAATAATACACCTGTTAGTTTTGATCTTATTTTGAGGTAATTATGGCTAGAGAAATCAAATTAACAGAAATAAATGATTTTTTTGAAGAGGATGTTGTTGATCTTGTAGCTGCAACAACTCTTGAGTGGACAGCTAGAGTAAAAAAAGCAACACCAGTTAGAGTCGTTTATAAGGGTGAACCAAAAGGAGGAGGACAGCTCAGAAACGCATGGCAAACAGAAATTAAAAAATTTAGAGGAACAATTATAAACAACAAACCTTATGCAGAACCTGTTTGTTATGGCACAAACTTACCGCCATCATGGGGTGGACATTATCGAACAAGACAAAAAACTGTTGCTGGGTTTCCAGAGCTTATTGCAAAAGAGCTTGAAAGTTGGATGAAACAACAATTTGGTAGATAAACTATGGCTGCAATCGATTTAAATACAGTAAGATCAACAATTGAGGCTAGGTTAGCCACAGAGCTTGCCACAAGCCCAGCAATTCCTGTCGTATTTAACAATATGACTTTTGACTCAACAACTGAAGATACCTTTGTACAATGTGTTACAAGTTTTGGTTCTCATCAGTATTTAACTCAAGGAGACACAAGTAATGCTTTTAATGATGTTGTTGGTCTTGTCGTTTTAAATGTTTTTACTGAAGAAGGGATTGGTGCTGGTGCAAATTACACGATTGGCAAAAGATTAAGAGACTTATACAATAGAGTGACTGTATCTAATGTAATTTTTGATTCTCCTATTGGCCCTGAGGTTTTAACATCAAGTCCAGAAGGAAAGTTTCAAACACAGATTAGAATTACATTTAACATTTATGAGGATCTCTAATGATTGAAATTACAGAAGAAATGCTTGACGCTATTGAAGCCGTAAAAGGTAGAAGAGAGGCAAATTATTGGGATAATTCTTGTAAAAGATATATGGAAAAAAAACAAGCAAATAAAAAAGATGTAAAAAAGTCAGAAAAGAGTTAATATATTTATAAATCTTTCTTTTTATTGTTATGGCTGCTGTAAAAGGCGATGTTGGGCAAGTTAAATTTGATGATGCTGGTTCATCTGTTAACCCAGTACTAGGCACAAGATCATGGTCTATGTCTATTACAAAAGACACTCAAGAAACCACAGTTCAAGGTGACACTTTTAAAAAATTTGTTGGTGGACTTATTGAAGGTGAAGGCTCTGCTGAACTTGTATATGATGCTGCTGCAACTGGTGAAACTGCAACATTTATGGATGGTGCATTAACAACAGGTGACTTAGGTACGGCTGCTTTTGAACTCTTCCCAGATAGTTCTAGTGCAACAAAGAAAATCAGTTTTGATGGGCTTATTACAAGTTTTGAACACGCTTCATCTTTAGGCGATATTCAAACAATCAACATTACATTTAAGCCAAACGGCACAATAACTTCAGCTATCTAATTTTAATATATGCCAAACGAAAGAACGGCTGATCTTATCATTAATGGTTTTAAAGATGAGATGACTACCAGACGTAAATATGAATTAAAAGATTCATCTGGTAAAATTTTGGCCACTTTATATTTTGCTCCAATAACAAGATTTGACAGACAAAAGGCTCAACAACTAGCTGGTACTGATGAGGCTTTAACAGTTTCAACTCAGTTGCTTTGTAAGATGGCACAAAAAGAAGATGGAACACCAGCTTTTGATATGTCAGATGCACCAATGTTGCAAAGACAATTACCAGAAAAGGTATTAAATGAACTTGAGTTATTTTTATTTGATTTAAATGTAGATTTAGATAAAGCAAAAAACGAATAAAGCGAGATAACTGGTTAAACTTTGAGTTTTTTCTCGCAACAGAACTAGGTAAAACATTAAAAGAGTTAAGATGTTCTATATCAGAAGAGGAGTTAATTTATTGGGCTGCATATTATGAATGTAAAACGGAAAGAGAAGAAAAAGCAATGCAGCGACAAAAAGCCAAATAAAGGTATTATATAGAAAAGGCTTTTTTTTACTTGTGGCACAATCAACAGTCAGATTAATAGTTGATGCTTCAAATGCAATCAATCCTTTAAAAAGGGTAAATGATGCCACAAAAAATTTAAGTAAAAATACAGACAAATTAAAAAACAGATTAGATAAAGGAAAAAAATCTTTTGATAAATTTGGAAATTCTGGGAAAAAAGCTTCATCGAATGTAAATAGTTTAGTTGGAACTTTAAAAAAATTAGCCGTTGCTTTTGCTGCTATACAAACAGCCAAATTTGTTTTTTTTAAAACAGCAGAACTCGAAACTCAGAGAAAAAGTCTTGAAGTTCTTACAGGTTCTTTGGAGGATACAAATAAAATTATCAAAGAGCTTCAGGATTTTGGTGCTGTTACTCCTTTTACAAGTAGTGAATTAATAGAGCAGACTAAGAGATTAAAAGCATTTGGTTTTGAAACAAATAACCTTGTTGATACAACTAAAAGACTATCTGATATTGCAGGTGCTACGGGTGCTGATCTTACTGGTATTGCCACAGCCTTTGGACAGATCAGAGCAAAAGGTAAATTGCAACAAGAGGAAAATTTACAGTTATTAGAAAGAGGAGTTGATATAACAACTGAACTTAAACGTATAACAGGATTGCAAGGAGATGAGTTTGAATCTGCAATGCGAAAAGGTGAACTTGGTGCTGATCTAGTGAATCAAGCAATGATAAATCTTACCAATGAAGGTGGGGCTTTCTTTGGTGGTGCTACAGCACAATCAGGCACACTAAATGGAAAATTATCAACTTTACAAGACACTATAGATACTCTTGCAAGGACTATTGGAACTGAATTACAAGATGAAATTAAAGGAGTAATAGATATAGCAATCGACGGAGTAAAGGCAATAGATGATTTAGTTAAAAGAATTGCTACAGCTAATAAAGTTGGAAGACCTCAAATCGTTGGTTTTGCTATGGAAGCAAGAAAAGAGGCCACAGAAATAGTAAGAGGAGAGGTTGGACTTTTAGCAAGTTTATTACCTGAAAATCAAGAGAAGATAAGACTTTTAGCAGAAGAGATCAAAAATCGGAAAATTAATTTTGCTTTGATGCAACGTGAACGTGAAATAGAAGAAAAGAAAAAAAATGCGTTAAAACCTCTAGATGCAAACAACAATATAGCTCCTACATATATAGGCAGAAATCCAATACAAGCTGAGATGATAAGAAATGAACAAAAACCATTAGAAGAAAATGTGCAATTAACCGCAGAAATGAAGGCAAATATTCAAGATTTTGCAAGTGGTATTGTAGGAGTAATTAAAGATGAAAATGATAGAAATGAAGCTTTTAAAAAATATATAGATAAACAAAAACAATCAGGTGAGTTGTTACAGGCAGCTATTGATGGAAATGAAAAAGAAGTTCAACTGCAACACGACATTAACAATGCCGTAGCAATTCATGGCGAACATAAAAGACAAGAAATTACAGATCAACTTACTGCTAATCAGGCTTTAAAGGATCAAAAAACAGAAATTGATAAAAATGCTGAAGCCGCAGAAGCTTTAAAGAATAAATTTAACCAAATAGGAAAAGAAATTGAAGATGGAATTGTATCAAACCTTACTGATGCTGTTATGGGTACACAAACTTTAGCTGAAGCTGCAATAAATGTATTAGAAAGAATGAGAAGAAAATTGGTTGAACTAGCAATACAAAAAGCAATTGCTGGTATTGGTGGCCCTATTGGTGGATTTTTCCAGAGTCTTTTTGGTCGTGCTAATGGAGGTCGAGTAAGTGCAAATCAACCTTACATGGTTGGGGAACGTGGTCGAGAAGTTTTTGTACCAACAACATCAGGTACAATCGTTCCTAATAATCAATTAGGCGGTGGAAATACAAATGTTATTAACGTTTCAGTTGATGCCTCTGGAACGCAAGCAGAGGGTGATGAGGCTACTTCAAGTCAGTTAGGTAAACTGATTGGTTTAGCTGTCCAACAAGAACTTGTCAAACAATCAAGGGCTGGAGGGCTTTTATCTAGAGCATAATTATGGCAACTTTCCCAAGTATTACACCAACTTATAGTTTTTCAAAAAACACAGCACCAAATGTTCGCACTGTTGTTTTTGGAGATGGATTTGAGCAGCGTTTGTCTTATGGTATAAATCAAAATCCTAAAACTTATACTCTAGAATTTAAGGTTTCTGAAACAGAATCTGATGTAATAGAAGCTTTTTTAAATAGTAGAGCTTTTGATAATGAAAGTTTTAACTTTACACCACCAGCAGAGGGTATTTCTAAAACAGGTACTTATTCGAGGTCAAGTAACACAGATACAATAACAATTACAAATCATGGTGTTGCTATTGGAGATAGAGTAACATTAGATTTCACAACTGGATCGGGTACTGATGGAGATTATATTGTTGCTACTTCTGTAGACCAAAATACTTTTACTGTTATTGAAGGTGCTAGCGGTTCCACAAGCGGAAATGTAACTTGTACAATGTCAGGACAACGTAAATTTGTTTGTGACAGTTTTACCAAAACTATTCCCTCCTTGAATCGTGCAATCATCCAATGTACTTTTAGGGAGGTATTTGAAACCTAATGGCTTATTCTGCGTGGACTGCTAATACTGTTATTGCACTTGGTACTGTCGTCAGGTCGGCTTCGGCTATTGTTCCAACTGGACTTGTTTTTGAATGTACTACAGCAGGTACTACTGGAGCTACAGAGCCAGCTTTCGGTACAGATGTAGGTTCTACTGTTACAGACAATAATGTTGTCTGGACTGCTATAAGTAGTATTTTTGAAGATTTAAATAGTTTTGCACCCGATAAAATTATTGAATTATTTGAACTTGAGTTTGTTAGTGAAGTTGCAACTGCTTTAGGCGTAACAAAATATTATTTCCATAATGGTTTAAATGCTGGCTTTACAGGAAATATAGTTTTTAATAGTAATACATATTCTGCAATTCCAATAAAAAGCGAAGGTTTTGAAATGACAACTCAGGGAACTTTACCTAGGCCAACTCTTACTGTTGCTAACTTAGATGGTGTAATTACAGCACTTATTAAAACTGTAAATGCTGTTCAACGTACCACAAACCCAAGTCAAACCGCACTTTTTGGTGGTAATGATCTTGCTGGAACAGTAGTTAGAAGAATTAGAACATTAAGAAAATATCTTGATGGGCAACCTGATGCTGATCCTAATGCTCGATATCCTGATCAAACTTTTACCATTGATAGAAAAGTATCTGAAAATAGAGATATAGTGCAATTTGAATTAGTAATGCCTGTTGATAAACAGGGTGAAATGCTGCCAAAAAGACAATGTATATCTAATATTTGCCAATGGGTTTATAGAAGTTCAGAGTGTAGTTATACAGGAACAAGTTATTTTGATATTAACGATCAATCCGTTGCTAGTGCTGCTTTAGATATTTGTGGTAAAAGATTGACTTCATGTAAAGCTAGATTTGGACAATATGCTCCTTTACCTTATGGATCTTTCCCTAGTCTTGGTATGTTGCAATGAATCTTACAGAAGATATTAAAAAACAAATATTAGATCATGCAAAAGAGGAATCACCTAATGAATCTTGCGGTCTAATAATTATAAGAAAAGGCAAAACTAAATATAAAAGATGTAAAAACATAGCTGAATTGCCTAGAGAATGTTTTGTCCTTGCTGATGATGATTATATAAAAGCTGAAGAAGAAGGAGAAATTGTTGCTGTTGTTCATTCTCATCCTTTCACACAACCTACTCCTAGTGATGGAGATAAAGTTGCTTGTGAAAAGTCTGGGGTTCCTTGGTACATTGTTAATCCCACAATAGAGAAATGGGATTATCTTGAGCCTTCTGGGTTTGAATTGCCTTATGTAGGAAGAAAATTTCAGTTTGGTATTATTGATTGCTATTCCCTTGTAAAAGATTATTTTAAAAAGGAATTAAATTTAGAACTAAGAGATTATTATAGATGTGATAAATTTTGGGAAAAAGGACAAAATTTATATGAGGATAATTTTATGAATGAAGGTTTTAGAAAAGTACCATTAGATGAAATACAAAAACATGATGTTTTACTTATGCACCTTGAAGCAAACTTGCCGAATCATGCAGCAATCTATTTAGGAGATCAACAAATTCTTCATCATGTAGGAGAAAGATTAAGCAGCAGAGATTTGTTAGGGGAGTATTATATAAAAAATACTGCTTTTGTTGCCAGACATAATTCATTATGAAAATTGTAAAAGTTTATGGAGAGTTAAAAAAGAAATTAGGTCAATCTAGTTTTGAATTAGATGTAGAGAACCCTTCTCATGCAATAAAAGCTTTATGCGTAAACTTTCCAGATTTAACTAATTGGTTCTTGAATAATGATGAACAGGGTAATGGATTTAAAGTAACAGTAGGAAAACAAAAAATTTATAAAACAAATCTGAAACCAATGGTTGAACCTTGGTCAGAAAGAGATGTAATGCACATAGTTCCTGTTATTAAAGGTGCTGGTAGAGGTATGGGGCAAATATTAGCTGGAGCATTATTAATTGGTTTAGCTGTGTTTGCTGGCCCTGCTGTTGGCGGTTTTCTTGGTACTTCAGGTTTAGGTTCTGGATTGTTTGGTGCTGCTGTATCAAAAACATTAGGATATATTGGGCTTTCTCTAGTTGCTGGTGGAATTAGTCAACTACTTAGTCCATCTCCCCCAAGTTTTAATGAAGCATCAAAATTACAATCTTTTAGCTTTAGTGGGATTGTTAATGTTGCACAACAAGGTTTGCCCGTACCTGTTTGTTATGGTCGTGTTATAACTGGAAGTGTAGTTATAAGTGCTGGTCTTAATTCAGAACAACTCGTAACAACTCAACATCCACCAGATGATGGTTAATTTTAAATAATGACAGAAGAAAGAATTATAATTAGAGGTGCTGGTAAACCACCCGGCCCAAGAGAACCTACTGAAGCACCTGATACACTTTCAAGTACTCAATATGCAAGAGTATTAGATTTAGTTTCAGAAGGAGAAATCGACCAATATGAAAATGTATATCTTGATAAAACTGCATTAACTAATTTCTCAGGATATGTAAGAGAATTTCGGTTAGGAACACAAAACCAATCTGCAATTTTAGTAGAAACAGGCGTATTAGAATCCACTACTTCTGTAGGTGTTACCGTTACACAATCTGGTGGGCCAATAACTCGAACAGTAACTAATACTGATATTGATAGGGTTGCAATAACAGTGCAGGTGCCAACTCTTCAGATTATTGAAAATGATGGTGATATTGTTGGACATTCTGTAAGTTTTCAAATATCGCTTCAATTTAATGGTGGTGGTTATAATGTTGTTTCATCACCTACTATCAAAGGAAAAACAAGTAATCCATATTCTAGGACTTATAATGTGTCTCTTGCTGGAGCATCATTTCCTGTAGATATAAGATTAACAAGGACAAGTGTAGATGAAACAAGTGCAAAACGACAAAACAGTTTAAATTGGACAAGTTTTACAACAATTATTGATGAAGTTTTAAGGTATCCAAATAGTGCCGTACATTTTTTAGAATTTAATGCACAAAATTTTAATAATATTCCAGATAGACGCTTTTTGGTCAGAGGAATCAAGGTTCAAATTCCTCATAATGCCTCTGTTGACACGACAACTCATCTTGGAAGAATTACATACAGTGGTTTATTTAACGGCACGTTAGGGGCTGCAACATGGACTAATGACCCTGCGTGGTGTCTATATGATCTTTTAAAAAATACTAGGTACGGATGTTCTATACCTGATGCTCATTTAGATAAATTTGATTTTTTTTCAATATCTCAATATTGTAATACATTAGTAAGTAACGGTAAGGGAGGGCAAGAGCCTCGTTTTGCATTAAATGTATCTCTAAATACTAGAAAGGAAGTTTTTACAGTCATTAAAGAACTTACAAATGTTTTTAGGGGGCTTGCATATTTTACTTCTGGAAGTTTTGTCGTAAAACAAGATAAACCTACTGACAGTACATATGTCATTAATTCTAGTATGGTTGTTGGTGGTTTTTTTGAATATAATGGCACTTCTTTAAAATCTAGACATACTTGTGTCACTGTGGCTTATCAAAGCTATGACATGATAGGTGATGTACTTTTTGAAAGAGTAGAGGATGCTGATGCTGTAAGGGTTTATGGTGTAAATCATAAAGAGGTTAGAAGTATTGGTTGTTATTCTCAAGGTCAAGCACAAAGATTAGGTAGATGGATATTAGAAACTGAAAGGTATCTAACACAAACTGTAAGTTTTTCAGTGTCACAAGATGCTGGAGTTGTTCTTTCACCTAGTATGGTTGTTTCTATTGCAGACCCACTTAAAACTATTTCTCGCAGAGGTGGTCGTATTCATGCAGCAACAATAAATTCTATAACTGTTGATAGTACAGAAGATATCGGGACAATAACTTTAGGGCAAAACCCAAAAATATCTGTTGTTTTAGGTAATGGATTATTGCAACAAAAAACTGTTTCAGCTATTTCTTCTCCAACTACAGCGTCAGGTGGAGAAGATACAACAAGAAAAACATTTACAGTAAGTTCAAATTTTTCACAAGTTCCTAGTGCTGGTGGTTTTTATGGAATTGATACAGATACTATAGCTTTAGAAAAATTTAGAATAATAAGGGTTACTGAGGAAGAAGACCATACACATTCTGTTACCGCTATCCAATACGATGGTTCCATTTATGCAAGGATTGACAATCCTATATGTGTTACACCTACACCAAATCCTATAGGGGCACCCCCAGATGCCGTAACAGATATTTTATTTACTACTTTTTATTATGTTTCAGGTGCAAGTGTTCTTATTGGTTGTGATGTTAGTTGGGTTCATAACGGATTAAGAACTGTACAGTATTTTGTTGAATACAGAATGGATAACGATAATTTCCAGCAAATAATCACAACATCACCTAATACAACTCTTAAAAGTTTAAGAGTAGGAACTTTAGAAGTAAAAGTTACAGCATTTAATTTTTTAGGTGGCAGAAGTGCTGTTTATAGCGAAACCCATGCCATTACACAGAATACAAATCCACCTGACAATGTTCAAAGCCTTACTATTAACCAAATAAGCCCAACACAAGCAATTTTAAGCTGGCCAGCCTCTACAAGTCGTGATGTGCTTACAGGAGGGAAAGTTGTAATAAGGCATAGCACCAACACAAATGCTACTTTTGCAACAGCAGCTTCATTAACAACAGTTAGTGGTAGTTCTACAAGTGCAATCGTATCAGCTATAACAGGTAAATATTTTGCAGTTTTTGAAAATATACTTGGTGTTCAAAGCACTACTCCAGCTAGTGTTCTGTTTACAGCAAGTGCTGGAAATCAAATTTTAATTATTGATAGAAAAGAAGATACTGATAATCCAACATTCCAAGGTACTTTCACAGATGTTGAAAAATATAGTCCACCTAATTATGGAACCCCATTAACTGGAATTGTTTTAGAGGGAGATATTTTATGGGATTCTGTTTCTGATGTTGATGCTCTTGCAAGTTGGGACTTTCCAAATAATGTACTATCAACTGGAACTTATGAATTTGCAAGTGTTCTTGATTTGGAAGATACTTACAATGTTTTATTAGAAAGAAGATTAGCTTTTACTGGTTTTAATGTTTCAGTAGGTACAGCAGTTACAGATGTTGATGCAAAGATTTTTGTAAGTACAACCAATGATGACCCTAGTAGTGGATCAGCTACATTTACTGCTTTTCAAGAATTTGCAACAACAATGCTAAATGCTAGAGGTTTTAAATTTAAAGTTGTTCTTAGTTCTTCTAATGTGACATCTAATGTTTGTGTGACAGAGCTTGGTTTTAGGATGTTTATGTCACATTCTACGCAATTTCCAACGGCTCCGATTGCAAGTGGAACGTCTCAGAAGGCAGTTGTATTTCCTAATAAATTCTTTACTGGGGTTGCTGCAACTATTGGTGGTGTTGGTGGATTTACGCCAATTGTAAATGCAAATATTCTTAATATTCAAACAGGAGATACGATTGCCATATCATCAGTTACAAAGTCTGGATTTAATGCAGATGTAAAAGATTCAGGTGGGAGTTTTGTAAATCGCAATTTTGTTTACCAAGCTACTGGTTTGAGATAGACTGTGAATAATTAAGTTTTATACGTGGCACAAGACACTTTATCAGTAGCAAATGGAACAGGTGTTGCCGTTAGGCAAGCTATAAATACTGCAATGCAAGCAAGTGCCACGAATCAAAGTGGTAGTTCTGCTCCTTCTACAACTTACCCTTTTCAGTTTTTTGCTGATACAAATACTAATACGTTAAAACTTCGTAACGCTGCAAACAACGCATATATAAATGTTTCTGGCGTTGGTCAAATTGGAGCTGCAAATTTAGGATTATTACCCCTCACTGGAGGAACAATATCAGGTAATTTGATAGTTTCTGGAAATTTAACTGTTTCTGGTACGACAACCACTGTCTCTAGTACAACAATTACGGTTGCTGATAAAAATATAGAAATAGGTAAGGTTGCGAGTCCTTCTGATACTACGGCTGATGGTGGTGGTTTGACATTACTTGGTGCTACAAATAAAACATGGAATTGGGTAGATTCTACAGATTCTTGGACAAGTTCTGAGCATATTGATCTTGCATCAGGAAAAGTATTAAAAGTTGCTGGAACACAAATACTGTCTGCAACAAACTTTACTGGAACTTCTGCGATAGCAACGAATGTAACTGTTGCTGATGAGTCGTCTGACACTACTTGTAATGTGCTGTTTACAACGGCTGCAACTGGTAATTTACCACCTAAAACAGGAACAAATCTTACATTTAATTCTGCAACTGGAGCATTAACAGCAACAAGTTTTAATGGTGATTTGGTTGGCGGTATTCCTGATGACTCAGTAACATCTGCAAAAATAGTAGATGGAGCAATTGTAAATGCCGATATAAATGCCTCGGCTGCTATTGATTACAGTAAATTAGCAACATTAGCTGACGGTAATATATTGGTTGGTAATGGATCTGGTGTTGCTACATCTGTAAATCCTTCTGGAGATATTGATATATCAAATACAGGTGCGTTTTCTATTGCTAGTGGAGTGATTGTAAATGCTGATGTAAATGCAAGTGCAGCGATAGCTGGAACAAAAATTTCTCCTGATTTTGGATCACAAGCTATAACTACAACTGGAAATATATCAGCAGCCTCAGGAACTTTTACTGATGCTGTTGTTCACAACTACACTTCTGCTGTACAACTACCTGTAGGAACTACGGCTCAAAGACCTGCATCTCCAAGTACAGGTGATTTTAGATTTAACTCAACTACGACTCAAGCAGAAGTTTATGATGGTTCATCTTTCACTGCTGTTGGTGGTGGTGGCGGTGGTACTGGTGGAGGAAATGAACAAATTTTCTTTGAATCTGAAAATGAAATGAACTCAAGTTATACAATTTCATCAAATCATAACGCTTTGGTCGCTGGCCCTCTTACTATTGCAAGCGGTGCTACACTTACAATTAATAGTCCTTCAGTTGTTACTATTCCATAATGCCAATAAAAATTAACGGAACAAATACAGCAGCAAACCCTTCTATTACTGGAGATGATACTGACACAGGGATTGTATATGGTAGTGATCAGATAGATTTTTCTACAGGCGGTTCAAGTAAAGTAACTTTAAATGGATCAGATTTAGGGATTGGCACAACAAGTCCTGATAGAACTGTTCATTGTCATAACTCCTCAAATACAACAAACGTAAGAGCTAAATTTTCTAATGGCACAACAGGAGAAGGTGCTAGTGATGGTTTTGAAGTAGGTATTAATGCAAGTGATCCAGCACAAGCAGTTTTAGTAAATTATGAAAACTCACCAATGGCATTTTTTACAAATGCTACAGAACGACTCCGTATAAATTCAACTGGACACGCACTGTTCGGGACTACTACGGATTCTGTTTATGACGATAATAGCGGAAATGGTGTAGTTATCAGAGGTGCGAATGGTGCAGTAGACATAAAGCGAGACAATGATTTGCTTTTAAACCTTAATAGAGTAGGTGGTGATGGTGGATTAATAAGAATGATTCGTGATGGAACAACTAAAGCAGATATAGGTATTAAAAGTAGTCATCTTACTGTTGATGTAAATGGTTCGGAAAGGCTCCGAGTAATGACAAGTGGAAGAATATTAATCAATAGAACTAATGAAGATGGTGGTGGTGTCATAAATTTAGCTCTTAATGGTTCAGGACATGGAATTAGTACACGTACTGGTAGCACCAGTGTTCAAACTCATCATGATTTTGGAAATCCAAATGGTGTTGTTGGAAGTATTCAGACTAATGGCAGTGGTACATCTTTCAATACAAGTTCTGACTATAGATTAAAAGAAAATGCAGTTGCAATTTCTGACGGTATTACAAGATTGAAAACATTGAAGCCATATAGATTTAATTTTAAAACTGATTCGAGCACTATTCTCGATGGCTTTTTTGCACATGAAGTGACAGCAGTACCAGAGGCTATATCAGGCACAAAAGATGAAATTGATAGTGACAACAACCCTGTTTATCAAGGAATAGATCAAAGTAAACTTGTACCTTTACTAACTGCTGCCTTACAGGAAGCTATTGCTAAAATTGAAGTATTAGAAACTAAAGTCGCTGCATTGGAGGCTGCATGAGTTCAATTAAACTAAAACACGCTTCTGGTAACGGTGTAATAATAGCTGCACCTAGTTCTAATCCTGCATCAGATAAAACAATTACTTTACCAAGTGATGAATCTGGTCAAATTATTACTTCTGAGAGATCAGGAACAACACTTCAAAGACAGTTTAAATATTTAACATCATCTTCACAGTTAGCAAAAGGTGGTGCGATTGGTGAGTTAAACACAGATTTAAGAATTGATTTTACTCCAAAAGCTGCTAGCAGTAATTTGTTATTAGAGTTTTATGCCCCTTTTGTTTTTCCAAACTCAACACATTTACAATTTTGTCTTTTTTATGATAACACTGCTAGTGCTGGTGTTAGTTTACCACCTGCATCTGGTTCTAGGTCTAGGGTTCATTGGACAAACAGAAATGGCCCAAATGATGCAAACGATAATGATGCTTTGAATATGAGAATAGTTACTTCAGCGAGTAATACAACCTTAAGACAATATACAATACATTATGGGACAGAGGGTGCTTCAGCACAGTTCTTTGTATCAACATTATCAACTAGTGCTGGTACAACTTATCCCATGACTTTTGTAATTACGGAGATTGCAGCATAATGTCTGAAATTAAAGTCAACAGTATAAAAGGAGTAAGTGCTAGTACGGCTGCTATCAGTATTGATAATAGCTCTGGGACTTGCACTGCCAATATTACTAATAACCTAAGTAATCGTAATTTAATAATTAATGGGGCGATGCAAGTGGCACAAAGAGGCACTTCATCTACATCTTCTGGGATGAAAACTATAGATAGATGGAGTGCTGGTTATGCTGCTGATAATGTTATGACACAAAGCCAACATCCTTTAACTTCTAGTGATACTGGCCCTTGGGAAAAAGGTTTTAGATATTCTTATCATATTTTAAATGGAGATACTGTTGCTTCTGGTACATCTCGCAATGAGTTACAACAGCCAATAGAGGCACAATATATATCTCAAAGTGGTTGGGATTATACAAGTGCAAGTTCATATATAACACTTACTTATTGGATTAGAACCAGTGTTGCCAATAATTTCAATCATTATGTCATGACCATAGATGGCACCATGAAAAGATGGACTTGGGAAACTGGAACTATATCAGCTAATACTTGGACTAAAATCACAAAGAAAATACCTGGTAATGCAAATATTCAAGTTGATACTAATAATGGAGAGGGTTTAAGAGTAGTCTTATCTGCTTTTCATGGGACAGATTACACAGCTAATAGTGTTAATAATGAAACGTGGGAAAACTGGAGCAGTGGAGCTAGAACAAAAGATAATTCAACTACTTGGTGGACAACTAATGGTGCAACTGTAGAAATTACAGGAGTTCAATTAGAAGTAGGCAGCGTGGCAACAGATTTCGAGCATAGGTCATATACTCAGGAACTTGCTTTATGTCAGAGGTATTATTTTCATCTAGTTTCTGGAAATGATAAATTACTAGGGCTTGGGATGAACTATGGTAATCCAGATTTTTTTGCTGAAGTTACATTCCCTGTAACTATGAGAGCAGCACCATCTTTAGATATAACAACAGGGACTAATTATTACATAATGCACCAAAATAATACATATGATCAAATGGCTAGTTTTGCTATATCTAGAGCTAATACTAACAAATGCAATCTTTATGATAGTGGTTCTGGTGGTTCAGCCGGAAAGGGTGGTATGTTAGCAACATATAACGCATCAGCAAGCGTAGCATTTAGTGCGGAGCTTTAATTATGACTTTTATTAAATACAAATTATCCAAAGATGCTCTAACTTCAGAAGTTAATGTTGTCAACAAAATCTATTCAGATCGTACATTATCTATCCCATTTGATCCTGATAACACCGACTATCAAGAGTACCTTGCTTGGGTAGCAGAGGGAAATACACCAGAAGCTGCTGATTAAATGAAAGCAAAAACTATTGTTTTATCATCTCTTTTAGTTTTATCTGGTTGTATATTTTTAGGTGTTTCTAATTTTCAATTATCAGAATCAAACAAAAACTTATCAAGAGACCTAGATGATTTTGTAAAAATGTTTCAAATCCCTGTTTATAATATTAATTAAGCTCTATTTATTTTAATTATGGCTGTAACTTGGAATGTTGTTTCTTTAGGCGCAACAAAAACTGTAGGTTCTTTATCTGATGTCGTAACCACTGTTCACTGGACTGCTAGTGATGCAGACGGAAATCATACTGGCTCTGCATACGGCTCTGTAGGGCTTGCTGCTGCTGATTCTGGATCGTTTACTGCATATAAAGACATTACAAAAGATAATGCCGTTGCATGGGCTAAAGCTGCAATAGGTTCTGATGAAGTAACAGCTATCGAAACAAAAATTGCTGCACAGATAACAGAATCTAAAACACCAACAACAACTACTGGTATACCTTGGTCTTAATTTATTTTTTGTTGAATTTGTCTATTAACTATTCCTGTCATTAAGTACAAAGGATAGATAGATGGCAGAATTAATAGTGCTG